TTTTCATCACCAAGTACAATCTCATTAGATTCAGTATCTATAGGTCCACCTGGGCTTCCTGAAAGTCCTGCATCATGTCCTAATAAAAGATTGTTACCACCACTTGATAGATTTTTACCAGCACTAGAACCAAGAGTAGTATTATTACTGCCTGTTACTGTGCCTACTCCTCCAGCTGTATAACCGATAAAAGTATTGTCTGCTCCTGTTGTTAAAGCTGCTCCTGCATCTGCTCCTAGTGTAGTGTTATTACTAGCAGTTGTTGCGTTTACTAAAGCATTTTTACCAACAGCTACATTACTAGCACCTGTAGTATTAGTAAACAGGGCTTGATAGCCCAGTGCTGTATTGTAATCTGCTGTGGTATTGTTTGCTAAAGATGTTTTACCTACTGCTGTACACGCTGTTCCTGTGGTGTTATCAGTAAGTGCTTGATAGCCAACTGCCGTATTATCGTCAGCTGTGGTATTCTCATCAAGTGCAAAAGTACCAATGGCTACATTTTCTGTTCCTGTAGTATTTTCTTCTAAGGCTTGATAACCGATAGCTACGTTATTACTTGCTGTAGTATTTTTCTGTAGAGCTTCTTGACCTAGTGCTGTGTTTGTTGCACCTGTGGTGTTTTCTTGCATAGCTAAATAACCTACAGCTACGTTAGCGTCACCTGTAGTATTTTCTTCTAGTGCTAATGAACCTACAGCTGTATTTGTAATTCCTGTAGTTAAAGAGTGACCAGCTTGATAGCCTACAGCTACGTTATAAGTATCTGAATCACTACCAGGATTTGCAACTAAAAGTGCTTCATGCCCTATAGCTACGTTTCTATCCCCTAAAACATTAGCTCCTAATGCTTGTGCTCCTATAGCTACGTTAGTATTACCTCCAGTACAAGCATCTAAAGACTGATAACCGATTGCTACATTATCATTTGCTGTAGTATTGTTAGCTAATGCATCTTTACCTATTCCAACATTTCTTTGTCCTGTAGTGTTTGCTCCCATAGCATGATTACCTATGGCTGTATTGTCGGAAGCTGTTGTATTTGCGTCTAATGCGTGTGCACCTATAGCTACATTTCTGTTTCCTGTTGTATTTACATCAAATGCTTCATAACCTATAGCTACATTAGCTGCACCTGTTGTATTTAATGCACCTGCTGCATAACCGATTGCTACGTTTTCACTTGCTGTTGTATTAGCTCCTAATGATGCCGTTCCTATTGCTGTGTTATAGTCTCCTGTAGTATTAGCATCTAAGGCTTGATAACCAAATGCTGCATTATAGTCTCCTGTAGTGTTTGCTGCTAATGCATAAAAACCTACTGCTGTGTTGTGACCACCAGTAGTATTATTTGTCATAGCACTTTTACCAATAGCTGTGTTTTCACTAGCTGTAGTGTTTGCGTCAAGAGCAAAAGCTCCTACTGCTACGTTATCATTTCCTGTAGTGTTTACATAGAGAGATTCTCTACCTACAGCCGTATTATCATGTCCTGTGGTATTTTGTCCTAAAGCACTTCTACCAAATGCTGAATTACTGTCTGCTGTAGTGTTTGCTGCTAATGCACCTTGTCCTACGGCTGTATTTCTTATTCCTGTGGTATTGGCATCCATTGCTAATCCACCGATTGCTGTATTTTCTTTACCTGTTGAATTGTTTGTAAGAGCAGCATAACCAATACCTATGTTGTAACTGTCTTCGTTGGTGCTTGGGTTGTATGTACTTAATGCACCATATCCTATAGCTATGTTTCTATCACCAACTTGGTTTGCATCTAAAGCATAATTACCAACTGCTACGTTTCTATCTCCTGTGGTATTAACTCCTAAAGCATCTCTACCAACTGCTACATTATCCCCACCTGTTGTGTTGGCATCTAATGCTAGATAACCTACAGCAACATTGTTGGAAGCTGTAGTATTAGCTCCTAAAGCAGCATAACCAATACCTATGTTTGAATCCCCTGTTGTATTAGCGTCTAATGCTTGTCTTCCTACAGCTACATTACTAGCACCTGTAGTATTAGCAACTAAAGCATCTTGTCCTACTGCTGTGTTTGAACCACCTGTAGTATTTGCTGCTAAAGCTCCTGTTCCTACGGCTGTGTTTACAGTACCAGTAGTGTTTGCAGCTAATGCACTTTTTCCTACTGCTGTGTTTGAATAGCCAGTAGTATTTGCTGCTAATGCTGACTTACCAAATGCTGCATTGTTAGAAGCTGTTGTATTTGCTGCTAAAGAGTTATGACCTACAGCTGTATTAGCACTACCTGTAGTATTTGCTGAAATACTTAAATACCCTACAGCAGTGTTATTGTCTCCTGTTGTGTTAGCGTCTAAGGCAGCAGAACCAACTGCTACATGAGAAGAACCTGTAGTATTAGCTACTAAAGCATTGTGTCCTACAGCTGTGTTGTTATTAGAACCTGTTATTGTTCCTAGTGCTGACTTACCTACAGCTACATTGTAGTCACCATCTGTTAAAGCATCACCTGCTTGGCTACCTATAATAGTATTTTCAAGACCAGCTGTAAGTTTAGTTCCTGCATGATAGCCTATTGCTGTGTTTGAATCACCAGTTGTTAGGTCATCAAAAACTTCCCAACCTAAACCTGTATTTTTTTCTGCTGATGATAATGTTCCTGTACCTGCGTCATTACTTATTAGAATACTGTTATCAAAGTTAGTTATGTTTGAGGATATGCCGACACCATTAATTGTACTTGATCCTGTAATAGCTCCATCTACTTGTAGAGTTGAAGCCATATCAACGGCTCCGTCTATATCGACCACATCTAGGTTGGTTGTTCCGTCTACGTCTATATCTCCAGATATATCAAGACTTGCAAAAACTGATGTACCTGTAGCAGTTACTGTTCCTGATATATCAACAGCACCATTCATGTCTATGGTTGTAGCGTTTATTTCTATTTCAGTATCAGAAACTAAATCTAATACTCCGTCTGCTGATTGATGTATGTATGTGCCTGAATCACCAAACTGTAATTGTCTTGTGCTATTTAATAGTAAACCTGTATCAGCAACGTGTGTAAGAGTGGTGTCTGTATCTGTACCAAAACCTAATACTGAGGCATCAGATAATAAAGTTAAATCGTCACCAACAAAAAAATCACCTGCTACATTTAAATCTGTAAATGCATCTGTCATAGCTGCACCAGAGCCAGCTCCGTCAGAATATACAGCTTTTACATGACCTGCTGGTATAGTGACATTAGCTCCTGAGCCTTGAGATATAATTATATTTTGTGATCCTGATGTAGCATTTTCTATTAGCCAAACCTTAGAAACAGTATTTGGTCCAATAGTTATCGTACAAGCACTATCAAGTGTGCCTGTATATTTTAAATACAATGAACGACCTGGATCAGTTGATCCATCCGCTATTGTTGTTGTATGAGTATCAGCATTTGTAGTTATAGCTTCTGTGCCATAACTAAAAGCTTCTGCAATTAATTCTAAATTGGTATTCGTAGAAGTACCCCAGGTACCGCTTTCGTCACCTGTTGCAATTTCTTTAAGTCTTAAATCATTTACATATGTTGCCATAAATTATCCTTTCTTACGCCACCTCTTGATAGTTAGCATCTTGAGATGTATTTATATTACTATAGTTTGGTGTTTGTGTTGTCGATATACTTGAATAGCTAGGTGTTTGTGAATCATCGACTAATCCCCAAACATTTACTCCTTCTATTTCTCCAGTAGCAAATACTCCTGTTGGAATAGTAACTGCTTTAGCTACAACAGTTATACTTCCTAAGCTACTTGTTGCATCTAATCCTGTAACTTCTAAAACATTATTAGTAGATAAACTTATACTTCCTAATGCAGAAGTTCCTGCTAATCCTGTAACTGATACATTAGCTGCTGCGGAAACTGATTCATCACCAAGTGTTCCTACTGAAGCAGAGCCTGTAACTCCTGTTACAGCTGCTCCCATAGTCATTGCATTACCTAATGCAGAAGTAAGACCAAAACCAGTTGCAGATGTATTAGCATCCGCTGCTACTGTTTCGCTTCCTAATGCAGAAGTTCCAGCAATTCCTGTTGCAGAAATATTAGCATCTGCTGTTATTGTTTCTGAGCCTAATGCACTTGTAGCTGATACACCAGTTACACTTACATCTGCTGCTGCAGAAACTGTTTCGCTACCGAGTGCAGTTGTTCCTGAAACTCCAGTAACTTCAACAGGTATAGGTTCGCCAAAGGTTAATTGACCCCAGGTACCTCGACCCCAACCTGTTACGTTTGCCATTTTACGCTATTCTAATAATAGCATTTGAAGCATCAGCTGTTGGAAATTGAATTGTAAAATCTCCAGCAGTAGATGTTTTATCTCCTCCGAAATCTAAAATACAAACAGCTGGATCACCAGAAGCTGAATCGTTAAAGATCATAGCTCCTCTTGCAGTTACAGTAGCATTTGAAAAAGTCAAATCTGCAAAATCTGTAAGTGCAGTTGTTCCTGATGTAGAAGGATCAACTCTAGTTAGAGATGCTCCTTTAGCAGTATAGTTTGTACCAGATACTTCATTAGAAGTAGTGTACGCAGTTGTAGAAGCACCAAGACTAGCTGAACTTGTATAAAGTGCTAGATTAAAAGTGCTGCCACCTGAGTTTTTAAAATTGTGTACACCCTCTAATAATTCTTGTTTAAAAGATGTGCACATTGCTTGCGTTATCGCCATTATATTCTCCTTACAATATCAGCCATATCCTTATGACCTTGTTTCTCTAATAAACCAGCTACAGTAGCTCTATCGCTTAATATAGCTTGTTTTATATAAAGTAAAATTAAATTTTCTATAGATGATTTAAAAGCTTTAGCTTGTGCTTGCACCATTGGATCAGCATTATCGCTTATTGCTATAAGTCTCTCTACTATTCTTTCAGTCCAATATTCAGGACTAAGACCTTTATTCTGTGTTGTCTTTACGTCAACTGTACCTACTTCTGGTTTTATTTCTGCATTTAACATTAGCTTCTACCTATTCTCTGACTATCATCTCTATATGAATCTACTTTATTATCACCCTCTCCTAAAGTTTTTAATCTAGCTAAAGCTTGATCATATCTTTTTTCGTAGGTTGCCATAAGATCAGGCTCTCCTTTCATGTAAGTATAAGCTTCTACCAAACATCCATACAACAATGCATTCTCAGCATTAGTTGATAACCATGTAGTTCCTGAATCAGAACCAGCTGTTAGTGAATCTGGTTGATAGAAATAATGTAGCTCTACTGTATAACCAGAACCTGGTGTTGGTCCAACAATAAAAGATGTATTATCAAACAAAGCATAATGCTTTGGTACTCCTGTAGTAGAAGCATTTGGATAAGCCTCTCTTATAAAGTTAACATCTTTAAATAAAAGAAACTCTTGTGAACTAGAGTTTGTAATACTTAAAGAAAAGTTGTCTAAAAAATCTGTTGGTGTTGATAGATATTGATTACCTGATGTTAAATTTCCTGTAACATTTTTTCTAAACACAGGAAGCTTAACTGTTTTAAGTATTCTTGTTTCTGCTTGTTTAATTATTGTAGGCAAATCTGCTACAAAAGTAGCTTCTGTATTTTGTAAATAATCTTGTATTAAACTTTTTAATTCTGAGTATGTCATCCTATTGTAATTTTTACATCTCCTATATTGCCTCTTAAGACTATGCCACTGCTATTAACAGGATCAAAGCCAAAGTAAACAGTTGAATCTTTTTCTCCGCTATCTGGTCTTGCATTAAATAATGCTTGTGAATCAGAAGTATTTAGTTTGCCTACTTGATATTGTGGTTGATCTGGATCAAAACAATTCTTACAAACTCTTAATCCATTTCTAGTTTCATTTTCTATTTCATATTTAAGCTCATTAAGCTTGTATGAAAATCCACATCTATCACATATACCTAGTGCTTTTGAGCCTACTGCATAAGACATTTTTAATAAACACTACCACCTGGTACAAACTTTACTGCTGCTCTTTCTCTATCAGCATCAGAAACTTCATCCCATAGCTCCATATATCTTTGCCTAATCATGTTAACTCTATTCTGAGCTTCAGGTTCTTTACAGGCTATATTATATGCTAGTGCATAAGTTAAGCATGGAAGATATCTTGCTGGTACATCTGCATTATTACTTGCAACACTACCTGCATCTTCAATTCTTTTTATGTAGTCATAAACTAAAGTATATGTTTGTGCATCATCAGGCGTTGACCATAAAACTATATTAATACCACCAGTACCTTTATCAGCATAAAACTGAGTAGGCTTTGACCTAGATAGTTTCTTTGCTTGATGGTTGTACTGTGTTCTAGATATTCTAGTAAGTTGTTGATCAAACTGTTTATCAGTATCTCCAGAATCTGTTCGTATAAAAGCATCAACTATCTCTAACGCAGAAGTTTCTGCAGCATAGCTGCTAGTGCCTGCAGTTAAAGCTTGAGTTGCTTGTTCTATCTTCCAAAGGTTTAAGCCTTTGTTTTGCCATTCTAAAAATATAAGATTTAAAGCACGTCTTGCAGTTCTATAATCATAACCAGAACGCATAGTAAGACCGCATAGTTCATATGCTTCTTCCATGATATCTGATAAATCTAGATTAAATGTTGTTGTACCGCTTGTTGCCATTATTTAACACGCACCTTTTTTCATAGATGATTTACCACCTTTTCTATATTTTTTTATACGTAACTTTCTTTGAAATCCTTTAGCCATTAAATACCTCTAATTAACATTTCCATCTTCTACGAGCCTGTCTTATTCTTGAGTTAGGATCATTTCTAGTTTTAGCTGAACTTCTTTTCAGCTGTCCTAAAGACCTAGCACAATAAGACTTTCTGCGTTTTGCAGCCTTACTACCTTTTTTAACTTTGCCTGTTACTGCTGTTTTTAACTTTGATCCAGGATTTGCTTTGCGATATGCACGCACTCCTTTAGCAGTCATGCCAGCACCAGACTTAGTAGGTCGATAGTTAGCACCTTTACCTTTTGTAGTTCTAGGTATAGGTCTTTCTCTTTTGGCTCTAGACATATATTTAAATATTTACTGGTTTATGTTTTTCCACCACCAAACATTTTTTTAACGTAGTCTTGGTAAGGAACGACACCAGCAACTGCACCAGAAGCAGGACCTTTTGCAGCCTTAAAAGGTGCTTTAACTTTGCCTGTAATTCCGCCACCTTCCATTCCTCTTCTACCTTCAGCATCCATTTTCATAGGTACTTCAGGTCCTTTCATTGGGCGTTTCTTTATCATCATTTTTGGCATTCCAAACTTTCCGCCTTTACGCATATTTTTTCTCTCAGCAGAAGCTCCGCCTGCTCCTCCGCCTGCCATTTTTATTTTCTTTTTCTTGTTTCCGTAATCCATAATTTATCCTTATCTTTGTTATAAAGAACAGAAACTTAACCTATAAATAATAAAACTTAAAGGTTAAGCACTGTATCTTTGTTAATTATTATCCTTTCTTTTTTGGTCTTCCACGCTTTTTAGCAGGAGCTTTTCCTGAAACATAAGCTTCATTTACATCTGGAGTAGATGGATCATCTGCTTTATAGTGACCTTTACTATCTCTAGCTCTTTTCTTTGATCCAGATAACTCAGCGTGTTTACGTTGAGCATCTTCTAGATCAGGATCAGGACCAAAAACAGGTCTTAGAATACCATCATCTCCTTCTGCCAATACAAAGTATTGTGCTGGGAAATTACCATTTTCTGAAATAAAATATTTCATATTACTCTCCTTAATCAGAATACACTTTAACCATTTCTAAAACAATAGAATAAGTGTCTCCGCTTGAATGACCTTTAGTAGTAAACAGAACATCTCCTGTTTTACCACTACCTGCGTTATTTGGAAGTCCTCCAAAATCTCTGAAGTCCATGTGTCCATTACTGCTTTCAGCTAGTTCCACTAAAAGAACATTAGATGAAGCATCTAAAAACACTTGAACAGACATACCAACAATGGCATGGCTTATACGCATTATTCTAACTTCTGAACAGGCTACGCCATCATAGTTAGCTGCTAAGGCAGAAACATCTACCTTAGCTACTGCGGATTCGCCAGTGCCATCACTGACATTGGTAAACTTCATAACACAGTTTCTTTCACCATCAATAATGGTTTGTGAAGTTACTGCATCAGCCATAATTTACTCCTATTAAGATTGGTCAGTAAATGCTGGAGCATCTGCACCTTCTTGATTACCCCAGATATACCAGTTGGTTGAATCTTTGGCTAGTATATTAATTTCAAATATACCAAAATCAGTCAAAGTTAATATAGAGTTTGAGTTACCATCAGAATATACAGATACATTGTCTGCATTTGAATCTAAGTGAACAATACCACCTATATAGAAGTTAGTGTCTGAACCTGTATCAATGATAAGGTTTTCTGTTTCTTCTGCTGCACCACCATAGATAATTTTAAAATAAACTCCTGCTGATGGTGAAGGAAGTGTTAGTGTGCAGTTTTGACCTAGTGCTGGAACTACTGATATCCTGCCACCATGTGCTGCTGCTGTTAATGAAATAGCTGCTGAATCAGCTAATGCTACAGGTGCTACTTGCATCCCTGAACCATCTAAAGTAAATGATGTAGATACTGCTCCTGTACTTGAGTTTGTTGAAATGACCTTAAAGCCATTTTCAGACCTTACTGGTCCATTAAAAGTTGTATTTGCCATTTTTCCTCCTCGGAAAATAAATCTATCATCTTGGCTTGTCTGCTAGGGCAGTTGATAGATAGGTTAATGAAATCCCTAGATATGAAAAGAGGGGAGCAAAAGCTCCCCTACAAATTTTAGCTTGAACCTGGTGAACCCCAGATACCTAGCGGATCAGATACTCCAAATGAATATCTTTCTCTAGCTTTGTATCTTACGTTTCCAGTGTCAAAGTCTCCGTCCATGCTAGTCACCATTGGTGCTCTAACAAAATGCTTCATGCCATCAGGCACATCAGTGATTAAGAAGAAAGCATTAGTATCAGTTAAATAATGATTAACTGCATAGCCTTCTGGTATAACACCATTGTTTCTGATTGCATTGACATCGTTATCAGCAGAACTTGGCTTGTATTCACTCTCTAATAGTCGAGTTGCTACAAACTGAAGATCAGATGGAACAATTAATTTCTTAGGTCTAGCTGCGATCTTAAGACCTCTTTCATCAGTCCATTTACCGATTTGAATTACTGCATCTTCTAAAGATGTTTCATTTAAGTCAGCACCTGTAACTGGTCTGTTAGAGTTCTTGCCGCCATTGACCAATGGGTGTCCATCTCCACCAGTAACACCATCACCACTTGCTGTAAATAGGTTTACCCCATCTCCAGATTGGAATGAATTACTGAAGCCGTTATTTAACGGATAAGCTGATTTGACTTGCTTTGTGTAAGCCATAGCTCTTGCTAAAGCTTTTGTGTATCTAGCAGATAATGAAACATAAAGATTATCTTCCATCGCCTCCTCAGTAACACTAAAGCCTAAAGCAATAGTTTCGTGTGTATAACGAGCAACAAAAGATTCTTGTGCAACATCGTATGATATTGAAGCACCTTCATCTTTTACTGGAGCTGCACCAAATCCTGAAAGTTTTAGTTCCTCTTCAAATGATCTATCAGAGTTTTCGCTTGCATAGATTTGTTCATGCTCATTTTCGTAATTATTGTACTCTTCTCCAAACAGTGCATTAAGTCCTGGAAGGAGTTGTTTTAATTCGTTAGCTCTTGAAATAGCTGCCATAATATTCTCCTATTAACCTATACCTGTTGTGTTTAATAATTGATGTCCTACATTGAACATCACTAATACGTCAGTGTAGCTATCGCCAATTTCACTATCTGGACCTTCGACAAAGTCAACGATCTTTAAAGGTAGTGTATTGGTAGTAGCTGCTGTACTTCCGTCTACTGCGTTTTTGCTCACACCTATTGAAGTTGATCCTGCAGTTTGCACAACAGCGACATTCTTTCCAAGATCATCTTGGGAAAGAGATTCGTCTGATTGCATTTGCATGACCAAGAATGGGTCTGACGCAACATAAGCCACAATGTCACTCGCTGCTGTTGAAGCAGGGAATTGATTGTTTGTCGTAAATTGACCTGTTGATGGATCAGTATAGGAACATCCTAAGAATACACCAATAGGTGTACAAGCAGTAGTTCCAGTATCTTTTTGTATTGTAGTATTTGGATTATCATCCGCCCACTTTACAAAGTCTCCATAAAATATAGCAGTACCATAAGCACTTTTAATTTTATAGTGTGTGACTTTTGCATTATACGCACAAGACACTAATGATCCAACAGGTCTAGCTCCCATAGGAGCTGCTGATGAAGCCATAGCTTCCTCCTTCTGTTAAATAAAAATTGTTAATCTAACAAGACTAAGAATCTTTACCAAAGGTTGTTTTTGATTTTCTTTCAAAAACTTGTTTGGTAGCCATTCTAGAATCTTGATCCTTAAAATATACGTTATCTACAGATTCCATTTGATTTTTTGCCACATCTTGAAAATATGCGTCTCTGGCTTCCGCCCTCTCTTTTGGCATCTTACATAACAATTGTCCACCAATTTCTAAATTTCCTTTATCCGCCCATTCAGATTTATAGTCCATCATATGAATATGTAATTCAGGATGATCCTCTGCTCTGCATGGTTGCCAACCTTCTCTGAATTTTTTAGAAACATTAGGATTATCAGTGTTACCTAATAAACTTGTTCTAATCCATCTAAAAACCCATCCTGGTTGTGGATCAGGGTTTGGTAAATTGGAAGGATTCTCCCAACTTTCTACACGTTGAGTAACCTCTCGGTCTTCTGAACCCCTAGGGGTACGCACTGGTTCTGTTGTTTCAGTTTCTGCTACAACAGCTTCTTCGTTTATTTTTACTTCTTCTGTCATTATGATTCCTTAAGTAATTGTTTTGCGTATTGCTCAGGCGATATACCAAGTTGACGTGCTAATTTCACTTGCGTCTGAGTTAAACGTACATTGCGAGGATTTTTGTTAGCTCCACTGTTCCTCGTTGCGGGAGCTACGACATTCGATGGTTGTCGTTTTTCTTCTTCTATCTGCACCTCTCCTCCAGCTTCCGCTTGTTGAGGTACACCAAAAAAACTTGGAAATTGTTCTTTCATGGCTTCGTCTACTTTGCCATAATATTGTTCTGCTTGTCCTACTGGATCAACACCTTCTGCTTGCAACTTTTGATCGACATACATTGCAAAAGATGTCATCTCTCTGTGTACAGGTTCACTGCCCATAAACCAAGGATTCTTATTTGCCCAGTCTTTCATTGCTGGGTCTGGTTCTGGAATTTGCGATTGAACTTGTGCAGCTTGTGCTGCTTGTGCTTGCATTGCTCTAGCATATCCAGGTGCTTGTTGTTCAGCTAAGGTAGCTTTAGATAACTCTTCTTGAGCCAGTGCCATTGCATCTGCATCACCCTCATCGTAAGCTTTCTTAAACTTCTCTTGTGCACTTACCTTAGCAAACTGAGCATTAGCTACTGCGTGCTGGTTAAGAGCTTGACCACCTTGATTTATTAACTGAGATAATTTTTGATTTTCAGCCATGACAGATTTTAATCTATTAACTGCTTCAGATGATTCTCTTTTAGCTGCTTCTTTTGCTCTACGTTCTTCGTGATACTCGTATTTAATTTGATTAATACGATCTCCTGCTCTTTTGCTTATGTCTGATATTTCTTTATCAACAGCATCATTATCTACAGGCTCATCTTTAGTTTCTTGTTTTGGTGCCCTTCTATCTTCTTCAGGAACATCATTAACTACTTCAACAGCAAGATCATCTGATCCTTTACTATCTTCTTTAGTTATTTCAGTTTTTACACCAAAAAATTTATCTTCCATTGACTGAGGTTTTAATTTACCATCAGCATCTGCTTCAAATGAAGTCTCGATAGAGGTTTCTATTTGTTGATCACTCATGCTCTTACTACTCCTGTTGGGTCTTCAACTACTGCTTCCACAGTATCATCGTTTATTAAACGAAACTCTTGTCCATACATTTTCATGCGAGTACCTGAATAAGCTCTAAATATTACCCAATCACCTACTTCACACCAAGGCTTAGTAAATCTATTTGCATCTTTATAACAATCAGGACCAAGCTTAAGAACATATCCGCATATGTTGCTTACCTCTTCATCTTTAATTGTTTGATTTGCTTTAAGAATACCACCATCAGTTTTTTCTTCTGCTTGTGGCATAGCTACTAGAATTTTCCAGCCTTGTGGGTCAGGTAACTGACTTTTAGCTTTTTCATCAACCTTCGGCTCTTTGAAGCTTTTAGGTTTCTTTATTTCTTCTTTACTCATAATTTGCACAACTTAAGGAGTTGAGTTCCTATTCCCGTGTATGTTGTTCTATCCAGTCCAACATCTCACGTTCTGCGAGAGCCAAGCCCTCTATTATGCCGCAGATTCTTTTGTACTCTGGGTAATCTTTTATACTACCTGTCGCAACATGATCTGCGTGTTCGTTCATGACATCTCTGATTCTAATCTTTAACCACTCAGAAAGTGATTGCTCATTGATATCATTTGACATACTAATTGATATCTTTAACTATATCCTTAGCCATGTCAAGCCCTAATTGAAAATCTTCTTTTGCTTGCTTTTTGCTTTCTTTTTCTTCATCTAGCATATCGCTAGCAATTTTTTGTCCTACTTCCATACCAGCTATTTGTGTTTCAACTGATAGCTTATCTTTTTCAACTTCAATTTTTTCTTGTTCAAGAATCTGTTGAGCTTGTTGCTTCTGTGCAGCCAGAGTAAATCTTGCTTGATCACCCATAGCTTTTCTTTGTACCTCAGCTTCTTTAGCTGCAACTTCTCTTTCTTTCATCATGATAAGAGGGTCTTGTTGTTGTTCAGCTATTCTTTGCTGTTCTGCTTGCATTCTAGCTTTTTCAGTTACTCTTCCTGCAGCTTCTGCAACTAGATCAGATATACGTTTCTCTACATCTGCTGGTAAAGGTTCACCTAATGGTGGTAACTCTATACCAAGTTCTTCTTGTACTTGATCTCTAAACTTCATTGTTAAATGATCATTAACGTATGAAGATGCTGCTGCCATAATCGCTGGTCCTGTAGGAGACTGTTCTAGTAATCCCATAATCTCTGGATTGTCTTGTGCTGCTGCAACAGTTTGTATATGTGCATCGTGATCTTGGAACTCAAATGCTTTTACAGGAATATTATTAATTAAGTTCTGTACAGCACTGACAGGATCAACTGGCATCACTTCTCCTTCTTCAGGAATTATATTATCAACATCAGGAATACCTAACACTTCTAACATCTGTCTATGCAGTTCTTGCATATTGTACATTTCAGGTGAAGCCTGTGCTAATTGCATAGCAGCTTGATACTGCATAATCCTTTGTGCCATAGTTGCAGCATTAGGATCAGACACTGGAATTACATCTACTCTTGCATCAAAGTCAGATGCTTTAATTTGTTCCTCTTCCCCTGTGTCATATGGATAACTTGGATTACCAAAGTCTTGAATAATATTTACCAAGATATCAAATTCTTTTTTCATAGATGCGTGTAGTCTTGCTTGTACTGCACTCATCACTTTCATGTTTCTTTCTAATAAAGCTAGAGTTGTTCCAACTGGTGCCTGACTATTCATGTCACTTACCTTCATGTCAGAAATACTAGCAAACCTTCTTCCCTCTTCCACTATGTTTTGTAATAGCTGATAAAGAGTTGGGGAAGGTTCTTTATAGGGCAGGAAGGTTATATTATCTCTAATAGCACCACCTGGAACATCAACATCCCTAAACTCTCCTGGCATGATTGGGGTATCATCACCTTTGATTCTAAGACCTCTGGCTTTTAACCCACCAGGAAGATTAGACAATGTACCTGCATCTACTAACTGTCTTAATAAACTTGTAGCTGATTTTGCTAATCCACCTATCATATGGATTAAACCAAAACCATAAAACCCTATGCCTGGTAAATACTGATAGTGCACAAAGTGTGATCTTCTTTTCTTCTGTGGATCATCTTCGTAATAGTTTCTGCGAATACTTAGAATCATACCGCTAGGGTAGTCTAAGGTTACAACATAAGGTAACTGAATACCTGTAGGCTCGCCATCTTTAACATCTTCAAACCCTGGCAAATCTAAATTAACTTGCATCTCTAATAGAGTATGCCTTTGATCAAATTTATCTTGTTCGCTTTCACCACTCAGCTCATCGTACTTTTCTCTTATATCTGAAAAAGTATTTGGTGCATCACTTAATTCTATGTCTCTATAGAAACCACTTACCTGCATCTTACGTATTTCATTAAAAGACTTACGCATTACATGAGTAGCTCTTTCGCAAGTCTCTAAATCACTAGCACCATAGTTAACTACTACATCTTCTGATGGTACAAAGATTCCGCTTGGTCTATCTAGACTAGGGTCATAGTAAACCTTTCTGAAAGCAGAACCTGCTAGAGGTAAAGAAAACAATAGCTTTTCTGTTTCTGTTCTGTACTCAGACATCTCATGAGTTAAAAGATAATTCATATAGTCTTGTACTCTTTGAGACTGTTTCTCTTTGTCGCTGGTCATCTTGCCAACTATCTTTGTCTTTACTGGTCCTTGTGCTGGAAATATTTCTGATATTGCTTGTGACTGAAATCTAATAACTGCTTCACTTAACATTGGGTGAAACACACCACAAGCTCCATTCCAAGGCTGTGTTCTTTCTTCTATCTTTAAACCTAGTTGATCTAATCCTTTAGTATAGGTTTCTTCCCACTCTTTACGAGAATCTTTGTCCATGTTGTACGCAGATATTAATTCAGAACCTATCTTCTCTAAGTCTGCTTCATCAATAATCTCTGCCAGATTGCTGTTAAATTCAGCATCTGGTTTATCTTCTTGTGGGTCAAAGTCTATAATCATGCCACCATCATCAGTTTCAATTGCTACTGATTCTGGGTTTTCTATTGCAATACTTATATCGTCTGTCTGTGGTTCTTGTTCTATTAAACCTTCTACTGGTGTAGCTGGTGTTCTTTCAATTGCCAATTAAATCTCCTAGTAATAATCTGCTGTTTTATTATGTTCTAATGGTTCATCTTCTTCATCAGAATGTAAAGGTACAAATCCACCCTGTCTAAATCTTAACAAAGCTTGCGTGCTGCTATCAACTAAATCGTCATGTTCCGCATTTGGAAAAGACGCAAACTCTTCTATAACTTCTTCTGCCCATCTTGTTTGAGGTGCCCAAACAACTCCTGAAGAAAACAAATCAGATACCGCATTAACTCTTGATATCTTATCGTTACCTCTGCTAGGAGTGTACTCTTGTACAGGAATACCCATCTGTCTTAATTCAAAGATTAATGGCATACCAGCAGCTTTTGCCTCAATAATAAAAGCATCTGGTTTATATGACTTATAACTTTCTAAAGCACGTTTCTTTAATTCAGGAAACTCTAATCTTTCCTTATGTGCATCAAGTAAAATAATTTGAGGTGCGGTTAGACCACTGCTTTCATCTTCTCTGTAAAAGACACCCCAAGTAGTACAGGCAGAGTAGTCAGCTCTTTGAGTTTTTAAGAATGCAGTATCCCAAGATTGAATTATAAATTCACATTGAGGAGGTTCTCGTTCTTCCCATTCTTTCCACCACTCTCTTTTAACAATAGCTCCTTCTTCAGCTGTTGGGTCTTGCTGATACTGAGCCATCCATTTAGAGGTTGGTAGTTCTGCTTTTAAAGCATCTAACTCTTCAAGCTTCCAAAATTCTGACCAAAGGGGATTACCTGAAGGTAATATAGCTGGAAGCTCAATTACTTCCCACTGGTCGGCACCGCCTCGCTTAACACTTGCATCAACTAACTGACCAGTAAGATCACGCTGATGCCATCTTGTCATTACTACTACGATAGAACCTTTGGGTTGTAAACGCTGACGTGGTCCTGATGTGTACCACTCATAAGTCTTATTAAATACATTCACATCTGCGGAAGCACCTTCCTGTTCAGAATGTGGATCATCGATGATAAGTAGATCAGCACCTTTACCAGTTACTGCACCACCTACACCGATAGCGAAGTATTCTCCGCCTTTGTTTGTGTTCCAACGCCCAGCAGCCTTACTGTCAGCCTGCAGACTTACATTTGGGAATAAGTTTTTGAAATCCTTACTGTTGACTAAATTTCTTACTTTTCTACCAAAACCGACAGCAAGTTCTGCTGTATGGGCTGTCTGGATAATCTTCTTGTCGGGATATCTTCCTAGAAACCATGCAGGTAAAAGATAGGAAGCGAACTCCGACTTCGTGTGTCTGGGAGGCATATTAATGATCAACCTTTTCAATTCACCATTGGCGACCCTTTCAAAAGCCTCAGCCATAATCTCATGATGTTTCCCGTGAATGAAAGCAGACCACATAGAGTTAACGAACTTGAGAAACTTAGCCTCACACGCTTCTCTGTTCTTTGAATCTTCTAGCTCTCTCAATAAAGAGACTAACTCTTGTTTATCTTCTGCGGATAAACCTTGTAACTTACTCAATACCTGTGTATTCATAATATCTAGTATATACCTAATAAGTAGGAACTAATTAAAAACTTATGTAGTTCCTATAGTAGGTACCTAACAATAGTAGGTACATACTTTTTTTTTGGTATATTCTAGGTATATCTATCTACAGATTATACAATATTGTACTACTTCACATAAAAAAGCAATATAAAACGTAAAAAAAATTTAGAGGCTTCTAGGGTCCCTTAGCTCATTCTCTCAAAATAGGGGGTAGGGGGTACAATATACACTGCTTGCAAAATGCAATTACTTAACTAGGTCTATTAAAACTGATAATCGTTTGTGTAAATCACTATGTATATAAGATATTCGTGCGGGTATGCGATCTAGGGGGGTCGGGGGTTGTTGTTTTCTTCTTTATTAATAGGGTGGTGTTCCTTTTAGCCAAACACAAGATGTTGTGGTTGCTGGGCTAGGATCGTGATTAAAAAAACACAAGATGTTGTGTTCAGTGCTTAGTCAATAACTGCTCTATTCTTTCTTCCAGCTCTTGCTCTATCTCTTCGCTGGGTCTTGTCTCTTTTGTTTCTACTACATCTGAAAATAGACTGACAGACTTTCCTAACAATTCTAATGCTCTTACCCTAGATGCATCGCTATCTGATTCTTGACTTTCCTTGTAGAGCCTATCAAGAACATAATTCTTTGTTCGGAGACTTGAAGCTATTACTGTAGTCTCTTTCTTCTGCATAGCCTTTTGTATGCTTAGTGCTATCTTAGGGTTAGCTACAAGCTTACTCGCTTCGACTTCTACCCATTTGGGTATCTTACCCGCCTTAGTTAACTCGACATCGTACACCTTTGCATAAGCTTCTTTATAACTACCCAACTTGCCCTTGATGATTTCATCGACAAAAGCTTGTTGTTTGATCGTGAGTTTGGTGGTCTCTTTCATACTCCAAATATTAACTGGTTAATCGTATCTTGGGAATGCTCACATACTGCTATCTAATATTATGTGTATCAAAGTGTTGTAAATGATGATCAGTTTGCTATTATTTCTACATGGAGGAAATTTATAGAACAGAGGAAACGAAAAAAAACATGGGAGAGTTTACTGGCTCTCTCTCAGTCATAATCCAGTAACGTACAGCTTAGACTGGTGGAAAACCAACACCACGATGCTCGGAAAACGAAACACCAAGTGGTCTGATAAGGATATGTGTTTATCCTCTGACGATTGCAAAAGCATGAAATCAGTAACCAACACTTTGGAGGTGTTAAATGATTGAATATGTAATTGAATTTTTTAATTTCTTGATTCAAATATCAAGCAATTATATTTATTACGGAATAACTGATAACGGAATCATGATCTTAGGAGCAATGACTGGTTATGAGATAGAGAAGTATTTGCCTAAGCGGTATCAAACTGGTTTAGGAGCAGTATTTGGAGCGGGTATTGGTAATACAGTATCTGATTTTCTAGGAGGAGCAGTGACTGGCTCATGGGAGTTAGCTTTTGGAACTGCGATTGGATGTCTAATAGGTTTGTTCTTCATTCCTTTGTTTGTCTACATAGGTAAGCTGAGAAGACAATGGAGGTCGAAATGATTACAAAAACTTATTCTCAAATGATGAAAGGTAAAATCATCAATGGTCTTCTTGTAAGAAGTGATATTGCTCATAAGCAAATGGGTTCTGTTAAAAGATGGAACGGAAAACATTATGAGGATATTCCATACGATATGAATAAACCGATTAACAGATTTACTAAGGAGGAAGTAAGAGAAATCATACTGGGTATGGAAGTCGGAGACAGCATACAACTAAGAAGCGAAAGTGAAAGAAATATATTTCATAGTGTTGCTAGACAACTTGGATGGTATGAGGATATCTATGTCAAGCTTCAAAGCAGAATGATAGAAGTGGATTCGGATAACTTCTACTTAATCCTTAGATTGTGGAGGACAGAATGATTTACTTGATCAAGCGAGAAATCGCTAAGAATCTTGAATTGTATCTTGCCTTGTTGAATGTACCAGTGGCTATCTACATAACGATAATATTTGTAATAGGAGGTTAAAAGCTTGGGGAGCAATGCTCCCCTCTGCTATCAAGATGTGTATCTTGACTGATGATTGCGAAAGCATGAAAGCAGAATATTAATTGTTTTAAATCGTGGAGGTAATATGAATTTAAAACCAACTAAAGCTAGACAGGTAATGTTATCTGTCTTGCAAGGGAACAATGTTCCTTTTTTACTAGGCGGAACTGGTGTCGGGAAATCGGCAGTAGTGAAGCAATTAGCGAGTGATCTTGCGGGAGACTGCAAGGTAGCTTTAGATGAGATTAATCCTAAGAAAGATGAATACGGATTCATTGATTTTAGATTGTCTCTTTATGAATCTGTTGATCTTGGCGGACTGCCATTCATAGATGACAACAATACTCAGCAGAGAGCCTTTCTAGGTAATCTGCCAGTGGGTGGCAATGGGCTACTATTCTTTGATGAATATGCTCAAGCTCATCCCTCAGTACAGGCTATCGTAGGCCAGTTGATCTACGAAAGAAGACTGGGCGAGTATGTGTTGCCTAAAGGATGGAAGATTATCTGTGCGGGTAACAGAGCCAGTGACAGAGCGGGTAGTAATAAGCTTCCGTCTCATGTTATTGGCAGATGTTCAATGATTAACTTTGAGCATGATTTTGATGACTGGTCTAACTGGGCTATGAAAAATGATGTCCATTCACTTGTGATGGGTTTCTTGAATTTTCAACCTAATGCATTGAATGTATTTGATGCCAAGATAGCCGAGCCACAACCAAGTCCAAGATCATGGACAAGACTGAGTGATACTCTGAAGACTAATCCGTCAAAAGATATGTATCAGAACATTGCTCAGTGTGATGTCGGAGAGACTACTGCGATTGAGTTTGCTAACTTTGTCTCTCTTGTTGATGATGTTCCAAACCTTACAGGAATACTGAAAGGTAAGGATGTCGAAGTAATCGATGATCATGGATTATGTTATGCAACTTGTATTGCTCTGCTTGACAGAATAGTTAATGCATCTGAGAAAGAAGTCTATAGCTTCTTCGAGAATGCTTTAGCTTATGTTAAGCAATTCGATACTCCCGAGTTTGCTATCTTCTTTGTAAGACAAGCAGTAACTAAAAGGGAAGAGTTGAAAGAGACTTCGGTCTTTGCAGAGTTTAAAGTCGAAAACAAAGACTTAGAATATTAACGGGTAAATATTTATTATGACTAATAAAAATAAAACTTTACTGTCTGAGAAAGCTGTTCTTGTTCGTTTCACAACGAAGCATTGGAGTGGTATAAAATCAGATAGAAATCTAAGAACGAAGTTAGCTGAAGATACAAAAGCTAATTCAGACTTATTAAATGTTCAGAAACATTTGGTGGGTAAAGCCCATGACAAGTTTTTCAGAAGAATAATTAATAAGGTTAGGAATGACTTTTACTATCCAATGACTTTGCCTTGGGATGACAACTCTACTGATGTTGATGACAAGGTAGTCAGTGGGTGGAGACTTTGTCCCAATACTCAGCTAGATAATCTGAGTGAAGCTATGGATACTGCCAAGAAAGATTTCTTCAAAGAAGTGGATGCTTTTATAAAAAGTTATCCGCAGAAAATTGAGGAAGCTAAATCTCTACTTGGGGATGCTTTTAACAGAAGCGATTACCCTTATGACTGGGAGATAGAGAATAAATTCAAATTTGATTTTGAAACTAATCTTATCTCTCAGTATGGCAGTGACTTAAGGTTAGATGTCTCTGAGACTATGCGAAAGAAAATTGAAAACGATGTGGAGAATCGTATCAAAAATAATGTCGCTACTCAGACTAGAGTTATTGTTGAAGCTCTTGTTGAGCAAGTCGGTCACTTAGCTGAGAAGCTTAAAAGCTACGACCCTAAAAATGTTAAAAAGGGTGGCTTCTTCAAGGATTCTAGTGTCGATAAGCTGAGACAAGCTATCCAAGTATTGCCATCATTTAACGATAGTGTATTCGGTAGTGATGATGACATTGCTAAGGCACACACTAATCTAGTGGCGGTTATGTCCAAGATAGATTCAGTGGATTCACTGAGAGATCAGTCAGCAAGTGGTAAGAGCAAAAGAGATCAAGTAGCGAGTGATCTTGAAAAAGCTATCGACCCATTGAAAGATGATTTCTTAGGTAAGCTAGGAGGTAACAATGGATAAGCTTATAAAATGTAGGTCTAGATTAATGAGGGGTAATGTAGGTATAGCAAGTATGCTATTACCTCTGCCCTTTGTGAAATCTGACTGCGAGACTATGGCTACGGATGGGAAAAGTATTTTCTATAATCCTAAGTTTGTTGATGATCATACAGACGAAGAGATTGAGGGGGTTCTCATCCACGAAGCTTGTCATGTTATTTGGGAGCATCCTTTGAGAAAGGGTAATCGAAATCATAAGCTGTGGAATGTTGCTTGTGACTATGCCATCAACAACTATCTTCTTTATGACTTAAAGATGGAGTTACCCGATGGCGGTGTATGGGATAGAGAATATCATAAGATGTCTGCTGAACAGGTCTATCATATCCTTGATACTGATGACGATGCTTTAGATAAAGCTAAGAAGCAGATGCAAGGCAATGACGATTCAGAAGATGAGCAAGACGGAGAAGACGATTCCGTTGGAAGTCAGGAAGAATCATTGACTGGTAAATATTCTTCTGAACAGCAGGATACGTCTGGTACAGTCAGTAGCAAGTACGATGATATCCCAACATCTATTGGAGAAGTCATCGAGCCAACTGACGATGATGGTAAGCCCTTATCTAAAGAAGCCCTTGAAGAATTGGCTAACAGTATCCGAAAGCAAATTGTTTTAGGAGACAAGCTAGTCAATATGTCTGAGGGTCAGACCAATGCTCTTAGTGGCAGAGTGGAACAGATGAGAACCGCTTCTGTTGATTGGAAGAATCATCTTCGAGACTGTTTGGAATCTGTTATGGCTAATGACTACTCATGGTCTAGACTTAACAGAAGACACCAGTGGAGAGGTATCAATCTGCCAAGCAAAACTAAGTCTGCTAATGGTGGCGAGATAGCTATTGCCATTGATACATCATGCTCAGTATCACAAGCTGAGTTAGATTATATGGCAAGTGAAACACAACTCATGCTAGAGGAATGCGGAATAGATAAGATCAGAGTTTGTTACTGTGATCATGTTGTCCGCAAGAATCATGATACGGATGAGTGGTGGGATACTTTTGATATCTCAATGGGCGATGAAATTGAGTTTAAGTTTCGTGGCGGAGGATATACTAAGTTTGAACCAGTGTTTAATCTACTCAAAGATTACACTGACGATGACCAAGATATCAAAGCCTTGATATATTTCACTGATGGCTATGCTTCTGTCAGCAGTGAACACGAACCCGATATCCCAGTCTTTTGGGGATTGACTTCAAGATGGTCAGACGAATTGGATAATCTTGAAGACAGATTCAGAGATAACATTCCATTTGGAGAGTTTATTGGGGTCGATTGCTCAGAAGCTTATCGTTGATATCGTGTGGGTAGGATACTTTTTAGGGGGTATCCTACCCTTACTCGATATGGATTCGTTGCTTACAGAGCAAATGAGGAGGTCGTTTTTGACTACTTTTAACAATTCTGTCTAGGAAATGGGTATTTCCTACTGATGAGTGGCTAAAGCCATGAAACAGAATAACTAATTGTATTTATTTGGAGGTTCATATGAGTACAAAAAATAATATCGGATGGGAAATAATCTCAGACGATGATAATCGTAAGAGGATTAGACTTAAAAGAAGAATAGTATCTACTCAGATACTGGTCGAGTGGAGTGATAATCCTAAAATGGAAGTGCTTCTGCATGATATGCCTACTGATTTAGCTTTACAGTTTGATCATTGGTTAGAGGATATTGAAGCGGAAGAGAATGCTAAAGATAGAGGGGGTGTATCATGAGTGACATAGGTAATAGATGTGTTCACTGTGGAGAAGATACTTCTTTTGGCAGTGGCAAGTTTGTCAATAGGATTCCCGCAGATGCGGATTACGAAGCTTTGGATAATCAAGGTAAAGTGATCTTTGCTGATGGAGAATATCGTGATGGCTATGCTTGTGCAGAGTGTATGGCTATGCCATGTGATAGGTGTGATGAACTCATACCATTGGATGAGGACATAGGTCTTGATGATGGCAATATTATTGTTCATTACAAGTGTCTTACAGAAGATGAAAGGAGGGATTACGATGCACATAACTGATATTCATGGAATGCACAATGGCATTTCTACTAAGCAGTTTGATGAACTTAATCTTGACTGTTCTTTTAGTCTAAATGATATTGATACTATTGAAACAGTGGATGGAACAGCAAATGCTTGTAAAGTAAATTGTAAAGGTAGGTTTCAAGAATTTCCGATAAGGATATTGGCACAAACTTTACTAACATTAGTTAGAGTGGATGCTTATCACGAAGCTTGGTCACTTGTCTTACTAAAAGGAGATGAATACTTTTGGGTGGATTTCAAGAATCCCGAAAAGCAATTCTCTTATTGTGACTATGCCACACTTGAAAACTTGAAAGAGGAGGAACTATGACCAGTAAATATTTATTTCTATATCATGGTACTAACTCAAAAAATCTTGAGGAGATACTCGACAAGGGTATCTCTCCAAGATATAAAAGAGAAAGTGTGTGGAAAGAAAATCCCTCAAGGGATGACATGGTTTACTTAACCAATGCATATGCTCCTTACTTTGCTCAATGCTCAGTAGATTCTGAAGCGGAAAAGCTTGGAAGATATACAGAAGATGAAGCAGTAGTCTTTAAGGTTAAAGTAGATGTGAATAATCTATATCCCGATGAAGACTTTCTTGAGCAGATTACAAGGCATGATAAAGCTTTTGATTTTCTAGCTGAAATTTATAATGAATATAGCATGGAAGAAAGGGCTTCATGGTTTAAAGATAACTTGCTTGATTACAAGGATAATTATCAAAATAGTTTGAAAGCTTTAGGCAATTGTTGTCACAAAGGTATCATCAAACCTAAAGACATAGTGAAATATACTGTGTTGAAATTTGGTAGGATACTAGAATATTCTGACCCCACGATAACTTTAGAGAACTATCACATTTTGAAAGATCATTATAGAAATGTATGCGACAAAGTTATTTGGAGTGAAGAGTATAGTAAACAGATAGTAAACCTGTAATAAAAATTAGGCGGTAGCTACTTAGGTAGTTACCGCCTTTTTTTTTGTCTAAAATTTCTCATGTTCTGTGAGAGACGCATAAAATAATTAACCAGTAAATATTTTTTTTGGTGAACGCCTCGATCCTGTGGTGTCTGTCGTATTTTTTTCCTTGAATCCCTTATAAACTCTTGCATTTTGCTATCTCTTAGTTTAGTATTTTTACTTAATGTCTGACTGTAGGGTCAGACATTAACTGACAGAGGTTAAAAAATAAATTCGATTGCTTTGTCAGTAGTCTCCCTAACAGTATTGATACTGACTGTTAGACGACTTTAAAAGTGCAAGTATCTAGACTGATTTTTTCTCATGTGCGAGGGTGTTTCAATGTCGATAAATAACAAAACACAGCATTGCGAGGCAACTGTTTTGCTAGTTTCAAAGTCTCAAACAAATAAAAAACTAGATTACCTCCAAAGATTGTTTATACAATTGGTAATAGAAAGGGAAGATTTAGGTCTTCCCTTTTTTTTATTATGGATGTATGCTTATTAGTGTTGATTGAGTATTGCTAGGTTTGCTTAATCATCTTTAGTATTTTTTGTGTATTAAATTTTTCATTTTGTATGTAAGTAAGTATCAAACTTAATCCTATAAACCTAGCTTTCTTTTTGATAGCAATATGCATATAATCTAAATATATGTTTGCAGTTATTAGACACACCTTTGAACTAGACACCGAAGACAAATACAATTCTGTTGCAGATTGGAAGCATTATGTTTGGTTGTTCGACACAGAAGAAGATGCCATGACATTTGCAGTAACTTTACTAGACCATCCCTTACTGATAGCCAATGAGCATTCACTTGCTTATGCCATAGAAAGATTGGAGACAGGAAAGTTTTTTCAAGTCGGCAGAGAAAGTGTAGCAGTAGGGAAAGTCTTAGAAAGATTAGAAGTAGTTGCAGATGATGAAGTAAAAGGAGAAGATGACGATGAAAAGTCTATTCATTAGATGCTCTGAAGAAACCTATAACTTGGCTCATGCTCTCGCTAAAGAAGAAAGCAGATCACTGAACAAACAAATCATTCACATGATACACAAGGAAGCTAAGGATAAAGAAGTCTCAGCAGAAGTAAACGAAGTCTCTGAAACCAAAGAAGATAATTCTAAATTGGGTTTGCAAGGGCTTGTTGAAACAAAGAGACAGGGGAATTTAGATCAACAAACCAATAGTTAAGTAAAGCTTCACTACAAGACTGAACCACAAGAAGATCAATATCTTTTAGTTTCTTGGGTGGGCTTGTCATGATTTTCCAAAACCTTTTCTCTACATCCATACCACATTTTTTCTTTAACATCCTTTGAACTTTTATAAGTATCACTGATCGTGGAAGCGGTTGAGAGTATTGACTGGTAAATATTCTTTCCGAAGGCGGGGTCGAAATGAATGTGCCACTTGCATGAATCATTCCCAAGTATTTATCACAAGCATTATGCTGATACTCTGTTATTTTTTTGTCAAGATAAAGGCTATCTATGATGTGTTGATCATAAACAATTGCTCTTGCAAGTTGGCTTCTGCCAATCTTTGTGATTCCTACTTTGTTTCTTTTGTGTAAGTAAGGACTGCCTACTTCATTGTAATGAAGTTTAATCGATACTCCAGTCGTAGTCGTCTTCAATTTCTTCTAGCTCTTGGTATCTACCATTAACAGTATTGTAGCTCATGATAACACTTCCTGTTTTACCATGCCATCCCCATCTCTGTTTCCAGTTATGTATTTCTACTCCTGTATCTCCACGAAAAACAGTAACACCTGTGTCTGCTTTAGAAAACCAAGCATAAGATTTAGCTATATCTACACCAGTAGCTACAGTCTTCTTTGATCTGTCTATTGGTTTGGTTGGGTGTGCCACAAAGAAACATAAGACATCGTGTTGCTTACAAAACAATTGCACTTTCGTAAGCATATCAGAAACCATATCTGTTTCTAAAGCATACTTGCTATCAGTTTGAATAAAGTTAAACGGGTCTATGACAAGTATTCTTATTCCGAATCTCATCACTGCACTTGCTCCCTTTTCTAATATGGATTCTATTGTTGGCATATCTCCATCCATATAGTCTTGAAATAGTATGTGTTCTCTTATCCATGATTCAGCATAATCTTTATCCTCTTGTGTCATTCTTGGATTCAAACCTTTGAAGAAAGGTTTACCAGTTAATATTTGACTAAGCTGAACGGCATGAAGTTGTGGGGGTTTTTCAAAACTACAGAAACAAGTCTTCCATCCATTGTTCTTCCCAACATTAACTATTATCTGATCTATGAATGCAGACTTCCCATCTCCCGCATGACCAGTAAACACATAAAGGTTTCCTGTTGCTAATGTAAACAAGCTATCAACACTAGAGAAACCTGTTGAAACACCACTAGGCATACCCTTATCGTAGAGGCTTTGGAAGTCTTCAGAGTAATGGTTGATATCATTCAAGCCATGTAACGGGATTGGCTCAGAGTTTATCACTTGGTTTCTTAAAGATTCTTTGCCCTCTGCTAAGAGCAAATCATTGGCATCTTTGTTGCCCTTGTAATTAACTCTATAACACTTAGCTTTGTTCAGTCTTCTAGACAGCTCATCAGCTAACAAGTCTCCCGCAGTATCAGAATCGGTTGCTAGTATTATCTTGTTCTTGTTTTCAAACTTGGCTCTGTCTTCCCACACATACTTGAATCTACCATCTTCGCTTGGGTCTATCTTGTTATCTGTAATCTTGGCGGGAGCTCCATTAGGAACTGAATACACTTCTATGTTAGCGAAGTCTTTGAATGCAGTCTTGATCGCTATGCAATCCATCTCTCCCTCCGTGATTACTATAGTGTCATCAATGTCATCTAGCTTTTCATCTCTTATGTTGTTACCCCAAAGTCTTTGAGCATTACCCTCCCACCAAAATACTTTTTCTCCATTAGCACTTCGATACTTAACTGCTTCTACCTTGTCGCCTGTGGTGTAGGAAAAACCTATGACTGGTTTATATTTCTTTTGTCCAAACGCAACGCCAGATGCAATCGCTACCTCTAAATCAATACCTCTGCTCTTTAACCACTCAGCAGATTTGCCATTGAAATCATTATCGGGTATCTCTTTTGGTGTTATTTTCTTGTGGGTAACTCCGTTCATCTTGCTTCCATTTGTTTTTATCTTGGATACTATTCCATTTTCTCCGCAATGGTGGCAGTTGTAAACTACCTTGTCTGCATCCACATTAACAGACAAAGGCTTGTCTCCTCTATTCTTTGTTCTCTCACTCTGACATAGAGGGCATTTAATTTTATGCTGACCCATATCTAAATGGGTCGTAGAATTTTCAATTTGCTCATTGACATTCATAAACTTCTCCTATATTTTGTTTATACTTCTATATACTTACTAAGTATTTACTTATTAAAAACTTACTAAGTACCTACTTACTACTTCCTATTAGATCAGCATCAATAATTCTAGCTATATCATTCGATAATTTTTTTCTAGATATTATTGGGTAATCTTTTAACTCTTTAACACTTCTTTGTACTGCTCTGCTATCAATGCCTAGTCTGTCACAAAGTTTGGTAAAGTCTTCAGAAATAAAGTAAGATAAAGCTTCATCAGATTTTTTTGTGTCTTTACTTGCCACATCTCTGATAGCTTGTTTTAGAATGCTACCATCTAAAGCTTTTAGTAAGGTCAAATCTGTATCCACTTTGGTCATTTAAAAAATACTATCACATCATATTGACATTAACAACACATCAACTATACTTCTTATATACATCATATGAAAAAAGATAAAATTACATACGAAATAAAAATTGAAAAGGACATACCAGTTACACCTATAGGAAAGGTTGGTAAGTATGCTCATGTTGCAGGAAAAATGGAAGATGGAGATTCTGTGAGCCTACCAAATCAAAGAGAAGCTCAACTGATGGCAGATGCTCTTCGTAGGCATAAAAACTCTAGAGGATATATAACTGTTCAAAGAAAACAAAAAGAAGATGGCACATATAGAGTTTGGAAATTAAAAGATAAAAATCCCGATCAAGAAAAGTTTTTCCTTGGAGAAAACTACAAGCTTTCAAACTTTGGTATTGCAAGTAAAAACAAAGTTGCAAAGTCTGTTTCAGCAGAAGAATGTTCGGTTGATGAATGCCCTGTCGATAACAATATTTTAAAGAAAGCAGATGAACAGAACTTTAATTATACATTACAAAAAAATATGGCAACTAGAGACCCACACAATAGGTGGAACAGGGGAAAAACATATAGTGGAGGACTAAGTGATGGAAAGACATGGGATAAGATGGGCAATCCTGCTCCATTAGATTTTGAGGATTAAGATGAAATATACTAACAAACACAATCTACCAATAGAAATTATTAGGGCAATAAAGAACGATCAGTATTCAAAAGGAGAATCTCATATCTCTGTTACTGGCCTACTACAATCTCCAAGAATAAGACTTTTAAATATAGAAAACCAAGACAAGATAACAGTAGATTACTCAGATGAAGTGTGGAAGATTTTGGGTCAAGGCATTCATGCAATATTAGAAAGAGCAAATGAGAACTATGAGGATACCATTACAGAGCAGAGAATGTTCGCAGAAGTAAATGGGTGGACTATCAGTGGACAAACCGATAGTTTGGCTTTAGATGAAAACATCTTGAAAGACTACAAGGTTACTTCTGTATGGACTGTTATCTCTGCTTTGAGTGGTGGCAAGAAAGAGTGGGAAGAACAATTGAATTGTTATGCATGGCTACATAAGAAAACAACAGGAGAAACAATAGATCAATTAAATATTATTGCACTAGCTAGAGACTGGAATAAGCGAGAGTTGCAGAGAAGAGGTGGCGACTATCCCGCCAGTGCAATAACTACAATTAAGATTCCTGTTTGGAGTTTTAAAAAGCAAGAACAATTTATTAATGAAAGAGTTTCCAAACACCAAGATGCTGAATTAGTTTTTGAGATTGGTGGCGACCTCCCTTTGTGTACTGACGAAGAGAGGTGGAAAAAAGATGATACTTATCGTGTTATGAAAAAGGGAAGAAAGACTGCTGTAAGGGTACTTGCTTCTCAGAAAGAAGCCGATGAGTATCTTAAGGGCAATGACGACAAAGCTTTCTACATTGAGCATTCTCTTGGAGAGTGCATGAAGTGTACAGGAAACTATTGTGGTGTTGCTGAATTTTGTAATCAATATCAACAAGAGGAGGAAAAACGATGTTGAACTTAGATGAAAATTTACACTACTTCTTAATTGAAGATTGGTGTAGGGATGGAGAGCATGAATATACTGGCAAGTTTATTATTGCTTCTGACACAGACTTACTTAACTGTGTCGATTTAGATGTGCTTGATCACAGCATATTATCATGGCAATTCGGAGGAGCAGAGTGGAACGCGGATGCACAAGGCTATGATAATAATGGTGGATTAAGATTAGTAAAAATACCTGATATCAAGAAACTTAGCTATGACACTGCTTGTGTTTTAGGGGAGTATCTTAGCTTGATAGATTTTGATACTGCAATAGATGTAAATGGGGGGATAAGAGATGGACAAGTCTGAACCAAATTTTCAAGAGATATGGTCAACCTTATCTAAAAAAGACTGCACAGATAAGATAGAAAAGAAAATGAATCTATCCTATCTATCTTGGGCATGGGCTTGGCAAGTGCTGATGGAGAATTATCCTAATGCTACTTATCAATTCTATGAGAATGCAGACACAGGTGTACCATATGTTGCTATGCCCGATGGGTCTGCTGAAGTTAGATGTAGGATTTCTATAGGCAGTTGTGTCCGTGAGATGTGGCTACCAGTTATGGACTACAAGAACAATGCAGTAGAGAATCCTAGTGCAAGACAAGTTAGCGACACTAAGATGAGATGTCTCGTCAAGTGTTTAGCTATGTTTGGTCTTGGTCACTACATATATGCGGGAGAAGATTTACCAAGTGCAGATGAAGAAACCAAGCCAAAGAAAGTAACTAAGAAGACTGAGCCTAAAGAAGATGAAGCTAAAACTATATTGCCTCGTACAGTCGTTGATTGGAAAATCAATCCGACAAAAGAGGGAGCTATTTTTTTTAGTGAGGGATTCTTAGAAATGATCAAGGTTCATGATACTAAGGAAAATGTGCAGAGTTATTGGGTAGCCAATAAGGAAGACATAACTTTCCTTAAGAAAAACTTTGAAGATATCCACGACAAGTTAGTCGATGATATCAAAACATATGTTGAAAGCTTAGAAAATAAAGGAGGAAAAGATGGACAACAGACTACAAAGTGATGGAGCAATCTACACAAACGACTATAAGAAAACCGAGAAGCAACCCGACTGGACTGGTAAGGTAGAACTTAGCAAAGACTTACTTAAGCAATTAGTTGAGAGAGTTAAAGCGGGAGACATTGCTGAACTAAGAGTGGCTTTATGGGATAGAACTTCTAAAGCGGGAAAGGAATACAAGTATGCAAGACTTGATGTTGCTGAAGTTAAAAAGGAAGAACCTAAAGTTGAAGAACAGGTAGAGGAGAAAGATGGCTTTGAAGAAAGTATCCCGTTCTAATTGTTTGTATGGCAAGGAGTTGATTCAAGAAATTGAAGAGAATATTGACGAGTATATATTCTTTGAGTTTATGAAAAGCTACTTAGAGCTGATTGATCAATTGAAAGATGTTGAGGATGGTTTCAAAACTACACCTCATAATCTTTTGATGGACTATCTACTCTTTGCCGTTGCAGAAAAGAGAAGTGAAGATGATCAAGAAAGACTAGGAGTATAAATGGAGTTTGAGATTAAGAAAGGAATACCCTTGCCAAAAAAAGTAGGGAAGCCGAGAAAGTATGATATAGACTTGGACTTGATGAACAAAGATGAAATGGTTCATATAGTCTTACCTAAGTCTAAGATACAACAAGAGCAGAAGATCATTAGAAATTTTGTTCTTAGATATGTGCATAAGTATCCTACTAAAAAGTTTAGTGTCAGAACATTAGATGATGGCATTGGAATATGGAGGACTAAGTGATGGATGTTTTTACTTGGGATGAGAATGTATCAGTAGAAACTAACTACAATACATGGAAGCATATGAACGATAAGGAGCATAGAGATTATGATGAGGAAGTTTATTCTGACAAAGAATCTTGGAAAGTTTTCTTTAATTTGTTTCAAGACAAAATAAGATTAGCAAGGAGGACTACCAGTGGATGAGCAAGTAGAAAGTTGGATGAGTAGGATTCGTAGTCTTGCTCCTGTTATCGAGAAAGCAGAGTATGAATTGTTTAAAAGTAAAGCTGATGTGCAAAAGACATTGGCTTTACTTAAGACAGAAGCTTCTGTAAGTGGGCATAAAACTATAGCTTCACAAGAGACTTGGGCAGAATCTCAAGATAGTCTGTATCAAGCTAGACTTAAAGTCGGCATGGCACAGGGCTTTCTAGGGTCTGCAAAGATACAGTTAGAAGCTCTTAAGATTGGCTTTGAAGAGTGGCGAACTAAGATGGTTAATGAAAGAGAAGAGAGAAGAAGATATGGGGTGAATGATGGCTAAACCAAAAGTTAATTACGATATAGTAAATTGCAAAAAGTTTAATTGGTATGACACACAAGCATATGAATTTAACCAAGATGATAACAATGGTTATGTTCATGGATATGTTCAGTGGTATGGAAAGCAAGATTTAGATGATGCTTTAGATTATTCAGATGATGAAGTGTATTGGTCTTGGTTTAAAACAGAACAAGAACGAGATGAAGAATTACAGGGGGTGAACGATGGCTAAACCAAAAGAGATAGAAATTAAAGTAGATGCAATAATGCAAAAAACTATGGACAAGTATGGCTTTGATGAATCTGTGCCTTTAGAAGAATTGCCTAACATAATTACCTGTAGATTAGATTTGTCTGCTTATTTATTCAGAATAAATCGTAAAATAAAAGATAAAAATTTTTACGTACCAAGCATACGAAAAAATAAGATAATTAAATCTAAGTATAAGTAGGAGATGATGAATGACATTTAAAGGAAAAGGTTCAAAGCAAAGACCATATAACAGAGATAAGTTTAATGAGAACTTTGACAAAATCTTTGGGAAACCTAATAGAAGTCGTAAGAAAGATGGCATTAAAAGGCAGAACTCCAACAAAAGATGAGAAGAAGCATATGGATGATGTGTCTAGAATTGGATGCATCGTCTGTAGAAAGCTAGGTCTAGGGTATATACCCGCAGAAATACACCACATCAATGGTAAGACACAACCCCTTTGTCACTTTCAAGTCTTACCTTTATGTTATGAACATCATAGAAAGGGCAACAAAGAACATCCAATCAGCAGACATCCTTGGAAAAAAAGATTTGAGAAAGAGTATGGTAGTGAAGACGAATTGTTATGCTTAGTAGAAAAATATTTAGAAATAGATGAGGGAAGTTGGTGGTGAGCAGCAGGACGCAGCTAAAGAAATATTTACCAGTCAATGATCCTTCCCAGGAAAGAGGGAAAGTTTGTGAAGATTGTAAGAGGAAGTTTCCTTTGAATCTTTTTAGGGTAAGACAGAAACAATATATAAGGTTTTATGAAAGTATTTGTAAATTTTGTGAGGAGAAGTAATGATTGATTATTATGAGCAGAAGCTCAAAGAAAGAAAAGAAGATTGGTGGGAATGGCATAAGCAGAATCCTAAAGTGTGGATAAGGTTTAGGGATTATACCTTAGAGGCAATTAAAAGTGGGAGGAAGAGTTATTCTCAGTGGGCGATAATAAATCGCATAAGATGGAATGAGGAGATTGAGACAAGGGGTGGGGAGTTTAAGATTAGTAATAACTATATAGCTTTCTATGCTAGATTGTTTCATGCCAAGTATCCTCAGTACAAAGACTTCTTTAAGCTCAAGCCTTTCAAAGAAGAGAAAGAGATAGAGAACTTAGAGAATCTAGGGTTGGATAGAGAAACTCGCTTGTTCTCTTAATTCGGGCATATAGGCTAGTCTTATATCTCTTTCTACCTCCATCTGTTCTAGTATCTCTTTTTTCTGTTGAGGTGTTATTGTCTTTGAATTTAAAACTCTATCTCTTCTTGTTCTCCAGTTAGACATATACCTATCTAAAGCCAATATTTGTGGTCTTGTTCTAGCTACTCCTGCATTGTTTTGCATATAAGCTCTCAGATCATCTATCCTGCCATCTTTCTTAAGCTTGTTAACAGTCTGTATATAGCGATTACTTTCTTCTCTAAGCTCATAGAATTGTTGTTGTAAGCCACCACCCATCTCTGTCTGAATAAATCTTCTAAAGAATGGAGCATTCTCTATTCTCGGCATAATAATATCCCTATCTGTTTGTGTTCTTACTAGAGTATCTGTTAGGGAAAGTAAGTATGTACCAATTGTTCCACCATAACCTCTCATTAAATATTCTAGTTTAATAGGCGAAACTCCTATCGCTTCTCCTATAACTCTAGCAAATTCATTGGTTGAGTATCTAGATTGCAGTGCAGGTTCTAATCCCTCTTGCATATAGTAAGGCACAATTGCTTCTCCAGTGTATGTGCTTTTATTATTAAGAACTTCATAAAGAGGTTTTATTGCTTGAAAGCCTAATGGGTCTACTTTAAAAGTGACAGAAGCCTGTCTCCTTAAAGTCTTCATTGTTTCCCCTATTGTTTCGTCACCAAAAGCTAAATCAATTGCCCTCTCTGGTAACACTTTATACATAACACCTACCTCAAATGGTATAGGTATTTTTATAGCAGGAACTCCCTCTGCAAAAGGTATTATCCAGTTATCATCTCTGGTTTCTCTTCTTGCATTCTTATATTCTTCGTCATCGCTAACTAGGGCATAATATATACCAGTCAAAAATGCAAGGAAAAAACCTCGCAGAAGTGTGCCAACTGCAATAGCCCTTGCCATATCACCTCTTGTTTCTCCTAGAGCTTGTTTCCTAACAGCAGAGTATCTACCTAAGTGTGCTCTACCTAAGACATCTAATCCCTGTAGCCTTGCATTTAGGAATGGTATTGCTGAAGTGATTGTTCTAAACAGTGGGTCAGCTCCTCTTCTACCAAAGTTTATTACTTCTAATCCTTGGAAAGCTGCCTCAGATAGACTGCCAGTCATCTCAAAAACTTTGTCTGCTACTGCTTTTCTAGTAGCTCCATCTGATTTGGTTGTTTGTGCTCCCATAATATCCCATAGTTTTACTACAGCATCAGTTGCACTTAATGAACCATTGTTACCTACACCCATTTTTCTTAATTCTTTGTTGATATATCTAGAAACATTTTGTGGGTCATTGGAAAAATCGTAACCACCAATAACACCAAATCTTTCTAAATCTGACAGATCAGCATTAAAGTTTTTAAAGGTATCAACAAATGGTATAAAGTTTGCTCCTGATGTTACAGCAGTAGAAAGAGTATCTCTCAACATATTTACCATAATAAATCCAGGATCACGGGTAACCATTTCTCTAAGGAATCCTGCAGGCATAGCTAAAAGTTTTGAAATGAATCCCATTTCATTCATACCCATAGCTTGTAAACCATTAATCATCAAAGGATCAGCAACTCTATAAAATACTTTTTGTCCATTCATAAATACTGGTAAGACATCTGCTCCTGTTGCTTGATCAGGTGGTATTCTTACCGCCATAGCAGCTTCTTCAAATTGAGTGACTAACCTTTGCAGTCCTGCATTCTTCATTACAGCAGTCACTATTGCTAATTGATTTCTAGCTATAGCTTCTAATGGAGGCACATCTATAGATGCTTCACTACCTTTTAAATCTATATTAAGTGGATTTCCTGCAATAAATCCTGAAGCTACATTTGGTCCAGCAACTTTTTCATTTTCCATCTTTCTATAGAAAGGATAGTAATCAGAATTATCTTTCCATATTTGAGCTGTTCCTCTAGTATCTATGGCATAGTCATTAGCTATCTCTAGCAATCTATCTCTGCTTGTTCTTGGTGAAACTAACTCGGATGCGTTATATCTAAATTCAAAGTTTTTATTTGCTTGAGTTTGTTCTTGTACAAATTGAACTATTCTTTCTCTAAGTTGAGTGGCAGTAGCCTCCTCACTAAGTATTCCGCCTTGAACAGCAAAGTCTATAATTTTATTGTTGTAAGCTTGAAACTTATCATAAACTTGTTTTACTACAGGAAAGTCTGTTGCTATCTTAGCAGCTTTTGCTCTTAGCTCTTCATTAACTGGAACTTCTTTACCTTCTGTATTAAGTCTCTCTGCTCTTTGACCAATAGAATATACTTTATATAAAGCTTCTAAGTTTACATTTGGATCAGAAAATAAAGGTGCAATTATTTGTAATAGACCACCATGCTCAAACTGATCTACCATGACACCACCATAAGTAAGGTCTGAGTTTTGTATAAAGTCTATAGTTTCTTGACTGTATCCTGCTTTTTGTAATACTTCAGTTTCTACTGGTGCGAATACAGGTATGCCTCCTTTAAGCATAGCAGCAAAAATACCTCTTGCTCTTTCACTCATACGCAAAGCAGATATTGCATTTGTATCTGCAAGATTATTTAACTCTCTAGCTATTTCACTTTTATCTCCTGCTTTAAGTGAAGCTATTTCAACTTGATTTAACTTATCTATATATGCTGTCTTTCCTGCATCTAACCATTTAGTTATAGTACCGCCCATCTCTGCAGTATTTAATACAGTATCAACCATTGATTCATTAGGTTGATTAATGCCTCCAAACTCATCTACTAACTCTTCATATCCTTTAGGCACTTTTGCTTGGCTTCTATGAAACTTTGCAGGTATAGGTGGTATATCCATATCAACTCCTGCTTCCATGTCGAAAGCTATCTTAAGAGCCACTGGACTTGCGTTTGGATTGTATAGAGGGATTCTACCCCTTGCTAACATTTCCGCTCTTTGACGAGCCTCTGATTGAACCTCAGCTATATCTGCATCTGTAAGGTCTACTTCTCCTGCTAGAGCAGAGTTAGGTTGTAAGTAAGGTGGTACGTTATTAGGCTCGAAACCTATTTCTTTGGCGAACTGTCTGTAGTTTTCGTAGGCAGGGAGATAAAGATCACGGAGGGCGGCTCTTGATAAATCGGATGATTCGAGGAGACTTCCTCTATCCCCAAGTCCTCTAATACCTGATTTAGTTCCTGGGGAGTAGCTGCTTTGCTCTCCGTATTCAATGTATTCGCTTTCTTGACCATATTTTTTTAAAGTATAACCGCTGCCCTTTAGTCTTTCAAGTATCAACTCAGAAAAACTTCTAAGGTCATTAGCTGTATATGTGTCAGATACAAAAGAAAGTGGGTCTATTAAAACTAAACCACTTCTATCTGTTGGCATTAAAGTAAAGTTTACATCATCACCTGCTCTTTTTAATTGAGATAAATTATTGTTAAGTTCTTGTAACTCAGGAACACTAAATCTTCCACCATCAATTTTTTCTATTAACAATCCTGTTTTTTTAATTCCTCTTTCAACTGGTCTAACTGTTACTGAAGCGTCTTGCATAAAAGCATCAGTGAGTAATTGTCCTACTGCTCGAACAGTGCTTTGTTCTGCTCCAGGCATCTTCAATAATATATTTGGATTTAAGTCACCATCATATGTTCCAGCAGATATAGTTGCTTCATGTGGTATAGACAATTCACGCAAGAATCTTATTTGTGTACCTGCCATAACACTTTTTAAAGTTTTGTTTTGATAATCTAAAAAAGTTGCAAAAGGTATTTCTTTGGCAAAACTTGTAGGCAAGTAACCTCTAGTTGTGCCCATCTTCATTTCTGTTATTAAAGTTGGAGCTGCATTAACTATTGACTGGTACATATCTGTTTTCAAGCCAGTATCAAATACATTTGTTTTAGTATCACTCCTGTAGGTAGGAGCATGAATAAAGACACCTGAAAATGGTCTGTCTTTAGAGAAAGAACCAGTATCTTGCATCTCGTTTAATTCAGCTATCTCTTTCTGTGATGCTCTAACAGATGAATTGTAACTACCTTCGTTTGTTATTTTTGTAGGACCATAATGTCTTTGGTCAGCCCATAGTAATGCTTGTATTTCTCTTGGTACAAATTGTCTTGATGCACCACCTACATTATAGTTTTCTGTAGACAACAAATCGATTAAAGTCTGTATGGTTCTGTATTCTTTTTCATTAGCTGCTTCTAAATTCAAACCAAACTTTCTCAACATATGTACGTCTACAACTGAAAATGGTGTGAATCTATTGTTAGCTGCTTCTAATATTTCTAAAGCATAAGTAGAAGTCTTTTGTCCTGTGCCTTGTCTATTAAATAAACCTGTTTTATATATTTTAGCTATATCATTTAATCTAGCATTATTGTTCATAGCTACTTTAAACTTTTTGAGTTCAGCTATATATTTTTTTGGTTGTTCAACTGGATCAATCTTTCTTGCTACAATCATGGCTCTTAAAGTATCTTTAAGATTTTGTTCTGGTTTGCTTTGTGCTGATGTAATACCAAAGATCATAGAAAATTCATTCATATTAGAAGAACCAACTATGTTAGGTATACCTGCACCCCATCTGTCGTACCAGAGAAAGTCTCTACCATCTTTAACTGCTCTTCTAACATCTGCTTTCAAGCTAGAATAATCAGTCCAGTTATGTTTTCTTCTAGAGCCTGATGCATTTAATACAGTCTGAATATCTTTGCCTGTAAGATTTCTATTATTGGCAATAAACTCATCGGCTAGAGATCGTTCTAGTTCTCCAGGAAATATTATGTTCTTAGGCACAATACCAGCTCTAGAAAGTTTTGGTTCTAACCCATATTTTTTTCTTATCTTTGCAATAAATTCAGGACTAGCCCTATCACTAGGAACACTTGCAGCTTTTAATTGTTCTTCTAAAGCAGCAACATCGTTACTAGCTTGAAGTATTCTTGCAGATAATCTTTTTTGATTATTTGCACTCATTGAACCAGCCTCTTGATACATCTCAGATTCTAAAGCAATAAGTCGTGATTGTGCATTATCTAATTCTTTTTGTATATCACCCTTACTGAATTTTGTTGTAAGAGAAGCTATAGGAAATCCTAGTTCTTGTAACCTTTCTAATTCTTTTAAGCTTCTTATTTTGTCTCTATCTCTTCTGCCTATTTTTCCTGATTCTATATCATTTAAAACACTAATAGGACTTCTGAAACCTGAACCAAAGATAGCGTCAAAGAAACCTTTAAAGAAATTTATAATTTTTTGTATGATAGTTTTAGGTTTGCCCTTAACAAAACTAGGATCAGCTCTATGAAATCTAAACAACTGTGCTACATATTCTTCTTGTATATCAATCTCTGTATAACTTGGGTCTTCACCATAAACTTTATTTATTCTTTCTATCTCTTCTGGCGGTAATTTTTTCTTAGCAAAGTTTAAAAGATTTTTATATTCTTTATCAGTCAATAAATCTAAGTCTCGCAAAGCATGAATTGTTTCATGATCAATTAAACCTTGTATTTGTCCTATTAGCTCTTGATCTGATAGTCTGCCATCAGGGTCTATCCTTGTCATGTTAAGCAATATCTTACGCATAGCTGGATCATATGCAGCTTCATCTGTTACATTTTCTGATATCACTGCTTCACCATCTACAATTCTTACATTGGTAGCAAGTTTTAATGACTTATCTAGTTTCAAAGCAATATCTTTAAGACCTAATTCATTAAGTCTTTTCCTGGCAGCATCATATAAGAAAGAATATTTTTTTAATGAATCAGGTGGCGGCAACATTAATATCTCATCTGATGAAATAGAATCTGACTGGTTAATATTATCTTTACCTACTACACCTAGTATTTCTTCTTCTGTAAGTGGTGTGCTTTCTCTTAGTCGTTGAGCAAACTCTTCACTAGATTCATTAAGGCTTTGTGCTCTTTTAGCTTGACGAGTTTCAAAATCTTGAGATATAACTAATCTATTTTTTATCTTATCTGCTCTACCACTATTAAGTAAATCTTCTTTTAACAACTTAAATTGTTTAGGAGATAAACTTTCTCCAGTAATGTCTTTTATTTTAGCTTTTAAATCTTTCTCAGTTAAAGTCTGACCTTTGTTATCTGTGTATAAAGTATTTAAAGTATTAGCAGAATATGGTCTAGGTGTATAATCTGGAAGTTTTGTTGCGACATCAAATCTAGGTAGCTGTTTGATTCTTGTCATCAACAATTGTTTTTGTCCACGATTCATACCATCAAATGTTTTAGCACCTGTAATGCTTTCTACTAAATACTTAAAAGCAGAAGAATTGTAATCAACAATAATATTTTTACTTTCAAAAACTTCATTAAAAGATTTTTTTGTAACTGTCTGTTTTTCTCTTGATCTTTTAGCTGCAATAATTTCCCCTAGCAAAACAGAATCTCTAAAAATAATATTAGCTTTTTCTGCCATTAAAGCATCAAAGTCTGCTTTTGATAGTAATCGTTTTGCTTCTTGAGGAGTGTAGTAAGATTTTTTTGCTATACCTTTTTTTTCTGCTTTCGCATGAACTTGACCAACAATACTAGAAGAATCTATTTTTTGTCCACGTATAGGATAGTAACCAGTTTTAGTTTTTTTTCGTTTAGTATTTATAGTTGAATCTAAAGCACCTACTGCTTGCACTGGTATTAAGTTATATCTTGGGTCATATAGTTTTGTGCCTAAAGAATAAGCAGTTCCATTACCATAGAGACCATTAATAGATAATATTTCTTTAGTTGCAAAGTCTATAAACTCTGCTCTTTTATTCTTTCTTAATTCAACTGCAGCTTTTGCAGCACTTTCAGGATCAGGAAAGACACCATAATCAATAGCTGTATTCATACCAATAATGGATGATGTACCATTAGGATTAGTAATAATCTCAAACTCCTCCATAACTGGAGGGTCTTTAAATTCTAATGTTGATTCGGGGAGTGTCTCTTGTTGAGGACCAACAATTTCAGGGATTGGTTGTGGGTCTAAAGCTATATCTCTTACTTTAGAACCATCATCTTCATATTTTTGAAAATCTTTTCTAGCATTAAATCTTTGTTTTTCTCTTTCTTTTCTTACTATATTTTCTTCTTCTCTCATATAGTCCGCACCAACACCATGATCGTGCATAGGACCACGTAGCACTAAGTCAGCAAGGAAACCAACTGCACCACCAACTGTAAGATCATCCATAAAGCTTTCGCCTATTGGTATCTCATCACTATAAATACCTCTAGCTACAGCATCTTGTGCAAGACCTGCAACTGCTTCTTGTAGTGCTTCTGCAGTACCTGTTTGTAAAGCACCACCAATTCTTTGAGGAATTTTTAATATCTCACCAGCACCTTTTGGAATGTACCTAAATAAATATTGCAGTGACAAGACTTCACTTGCACCAATTGCACCACCAAAAAGTTCAGCTGTAATCTCTTGAGCTAGACTTACATCTTCGCCTTGTTCTCTAGCAAACTCTATATTTCTGCCTTGCTCTGCTATACCTGCAGCTACACCTAAGCTTCCAGCAGTATACATAGATGCTCTTTGTGCTCTACTTATTTTATCTGCAGCACTTAAACCTTTGCCTGTATATCCTGCAGCTTTACCTGCAAGACCACCAGGTATAAAGAAAGAAGCAAAAGAACCTAATCCTCCTCCTAACTTAGAGGAAAAAGCATCTTCATAGCCTTCTCCTATACCTATGTATGCATTATCGTTTAAGTTTTGTTGCCATTCTCTAAGTTGGTTACCTAATTCGCTGTCATTACCTGCATCAAATAAATTAACAGCACCTTCTCCCATTGAAAGTAAGCCTTGTGCAAATCCTCTAGGAACACCTTTAGCAACTTCTAATAAATTACCACCAAATGTTCTTTCAACTTCTTCTTTAAAAGGTTGATAATAATCAGGATATAGTTCTGCTAGCTGATTATTAATTGAAATTAATTCTTCTCTTGAGGCATCATCATCTACTTCTAGATATCTGCCATCAGGTAATTTATATACTGCCATAATTTTTTATTATTTATCTGGTATCGTTATACGTGTCGGAGTAGTATCGATATCAAAGCTACCTTGGTTTATTAAGCTATCTATTTTATCAAAGAAATCTTTTGAAGCCTTTTCATCCATAAGGAATGTTGGATCAAGTTCTATTTGTTTATACAACACACTTACAAGTGATAATAAATTGCTATCTCTAGTATTTATAGCTTGCTGTTCTAATGTTCTTAATTTCTCTACAGCTAATGTAAGATTAAATGATTCTACAGCTTGCTGTCTTTGAGCAGATGCTGATTCAAGACTACGTTTTCTTTGTGATTCTTTAATTGCAGGTAAGCCCATTGCTGCTTCACCTACTGAAGCTGCAGCATCACCAAGATTTTTTGCACTACCAAAAGCTTTAGCAAGAGAACCTAAAGCATATACATCTAATTCTCTTTGCTTATCTGCTTCTGTAAATTCTGGTACATCTACTGTTGGTAAGTTTGCTATTGAAGACATAAGACTATCAATAGCTACATTTGTACGTGATCCAGTGCCTGCTTGATCACCTCTTGGGTCATCATCTGATATCTTATTATCTATGTTATTTTTTTGTAAAAAAGTTCCAAGAAGAGAAGCTATTCCACCATCACCACTAACATTTGACTGATTTGTATCAACTATGCCAATAGCCGCATCATCTTCACCTGCAAATTGATTAAAGAGTAATGGTATGGTTGGTGTTGCAACAAGTGCTGAATATTCTGCTGGATTGTTTATTATTGATCTGCTAATTGGGTTATTTAATAACGCTTCCGTACCTTTTCCTCTCCCAACAGTTGTTACAAATGGATTTGGTCCTGCACCAGTTACTTGTTGTCCTCTACTAAAATATTTTGCAATACTATCACGAAGTTGTCCAAGTCCTTTTTTACTAGCTTGCCATCCTTGTTTTACAAATGGTGCTGCTTTGTATATACCTAATGCTCCAAAAGGTGTAATTGTTAAAAGATCACTTATTTCATCTGCACTTCCAAAGCCTGGTTTAAATTCATCGCCAAATAAAAATTCTGCACCTGGTCGTAAAAAAGGAACAGGAACTGATTCTGCTCTTAATTGTTCATATATATCTGCAGGTGTTTTCATATCAAGCGATGAATCTGGTTGATAAGATGCTTCAATATTTTTTAAAACATTTGATGCTATTTGACTAGAATTAGGTAAACCTATTGAAGGTCTTTCTATAGATTGAGATTCTCTAAGTCTTTCATTATAAATAGCTTCTGCATTCTGATTGGCATAGGCTATTGCTTCTTGTGTAGTAGCACCTGGTTTTGCTGCCATATATTCTTCTATCATGCTTTTTCTAAATTCTTCTAATGTACCAAGATTTCCTCCTAATACACTTGATGAACCACCATTAGCAAACGCAGTTAAGCCACCACTAGCCATACCCATTTGAGGGGAAGGCGGTGCCATACTCGTAATACCAGCGTCTAAGGGTGAGGAGACTTCAGCAGAACTTGGCATAGCACCTTGACTTAATTCCATTACTGCTTCCTCAGCTACAGTAGTGGAAGGTTGATTTTGTCTTGCCATTTGATTCTCGTACATTTGTTTCATTTGTGTACGTCTTTGTATCTCTGACAAAACTAAATATTCTGGGTACCTTGAATTAGGATCACTCATAAATTGCACAAGTTGATCTTGTGGTACGTATTCTAATTCTGCTGCTATGTCTATCAAACTCATGTTATCCTTGACCTCCTCCCATGCCTCTATATAGTCCTAGTCCGCCAAGACCTAAACCTGCTAGAGACTGGAATAATCCAGGTTGTTGTTGATACGTGCTTACTTGTTGTTGTGGTGAAATTGGCACACCTCTAAGTATATTGCTTAAGAAGCCTAGATTCTGCTGTCCTGCACCTTGTTGTCTCAAGAAGTCTTGATAACCTGTATCAAAACCAGCTTGTTGTAATGCTCTCTGCTGTGAACCTATATTTTGTAAAGCTCCTATTCTACCAAGAGTATCTCTTTGTATATCGCCACCTAAACCTCTCATAAAGTCAGCTCCAGCTATTCCATATCTTGAAGATAGGTCAAAGCCTGACTGCCTAAATCTTTCTTCTGCTTGTCTGTCTGCTTCTTGTTGAGCCATTGATCTAAGATCAAACTGAGAACCTGCTAAGTCTGCTGCTCGTTCAGCTCCTACTTGTCGTACTGCTGATTCAAAGGCTGCTTGATCTCCTTTAGTTTGTATATCACCTAACTGTTGTCCAAGATTTCTTTGTCTTTCAGCTTGTAATATAGCTTCACGATAACCGCCTAGTCCGCCAGATTGTGCAGCTCGACCACCTATTTGTTCTCCCAATATATCAGACTGTCTTACAGCTTCTCGTTTTGCAACATCTGTAACAGCTTGTTGATAAGGTGACATAAATCTAGATACACCTTGCTCAAATCCAAGTTTGTTATAAGTTGGATATGGTGATTCTGGACTTGGAGGAACAGGTGCTCCTATAGGATCGCCTACTGGTGGCATAGCTCCAATTGATTTACCTGGAGATGTAGATTGTGGCATACCTTGACCTGTAGTCATTCCTGGAGCTTGATACCCTGACTGATAGCCAAAGTTCATACCTCCAACCATGTCTTGTGCTTGACCATATTGACTAGGTGTACCTGATAAAGCATAACCTCTAGTCATAGCTTGGCTTTGCAATTCATCTGGAGAAAAATACGCTAGTCTTTGTCCTCCATATGTTTGAGTAGGTTGAAGCGATTCCGCTTCAGCTCTACGCATTAATCTTTCAAAATATGGTTGTGCATATGCTGGAAGATTTGTTTGAGTTACTGTTTGATCTGTTGGTGCTGCTTGACTGCTACCGCCTCCACTTGCCATTATTTTTTCTCCTTAAATATTTTCTCGAACATAACCGCTTGTTCTTTCCATTGGCTATCTTCTTTAACTGTTAAAAACTTTAAACCTTTTCTGCCTAAAGCTTGCATACCTTTGCAATTGTTTTTTCTTGCCCAACTTTCTAAAACTTTCCAACCACTTGTAAGCCAGTTATCTTTATGGCTTCCACCTAATAACATTACTTCTAGCATTTTTAAACCTGTTGGATAAGTAGATATTGATGTTGTAGCACAAGCTATAATTTTTTCATCTTCTATTCTTATAACTATCCAAAGATGTTGAACTCCGTTTTTGAGTTGACTATAAACTGTATCTAAAGTGTGTCTGCCATTAGACCTTTTGCAAGCTCTAAGAAGAAACATTTTGACATCATCCCACACTATATCTATATGTTCTGGCATTACTGCAGATATAGTATTTTTATGTTCTGTTTCTTTATGTTCTGTTGCTTGTTGTTCTATCATGCTGGTAAGACCTCATTATCTTTTATCTCAGATGGCTGAGTTGTGCCACCATATTTAGCTTGTCTTACTCTGTCCATCATACGATATAACTTATCTGCACCTGCATCTGAACTGCCATCTCCTAAACTAGAAACAACATCAGCTGGTACAATAAACTCATCCTGTGATACAGCTACTGGTTGTTTGTTACCTATCATACCATCTATATCATCAGCCATACCACCTTGATTAGTGCCTTGTATTTGTCCTTCAACTTGTGCATTAGGAACTACACTTTGTAATACAGCTCTCCTAAGTTCTTGAAATACTTCTGGTCCATATTTATCAATAAACATATTTAAAGCAGATTCATTATTAGTATCTCCTAAAATAAATGCTATAACTTCTTGTGTTATTGGGTCTTCTAATATTCCTGTCATGCCTCCTGTTTGAAAAACTCCTCTTCCTTTTAATATGTCAGCTTTAGTTACTTTGCCATCTTTGTTTAGATCAGGAAAAGGTTTGTCACTTTTGTCACTTTTGCCACCTTTTTTCATACGTCTAGGGCTCATTCTTCTTTCATCTTCTTCTAACATATCCACAATCATTTGATTTCTAGCTATTTGTTCTTCTAAACTTTCTGGTTTAAATACAGGAAACTCACTATCTTCCATACCAGCTATAGCTATTTGATTTGACATAATATTATCTTCTATTCCTGATGCAGCTATTGGCATAGGCATTGGTTTTTGTGCTGGCATTCGTGGCACAGGTGCAGCTATTGGCATTGGTTCTGGCTCCAATGGAGCAAAAGGCTGCTTTATAATATTAGGCAAGAACCCACTTCTAAAATCTCCATATTGTTCTTCATCATCTGGTGGAGGTGGTGGTGGAGGTGTTTCGTCTGGTGGAGGTGGTGGAGGTGGTGTAGGTGTACCATCATCATCTCCTGGTGGAATTTCTATTGGTGGTGGTGGTGGTGGCGGTGGAACAAATGGACCCACTTGGAATGAATTCATTTTTTGTGTAGGGTCAAGTATTTGTGGTACTCCTTGTGCTGCCGAACCATAGAATTGTTGATAGCTTGGAGACTGTGTAGGACTAAATACAGGAGCACTAGGTACATCTGCTGCTCCTAAGTCTGATATTCCTGCAGCTATTCCTGATTCTAAATCAGTTGCAGATGGATTAGGGCTGCTAAAGTAATTAAACTCTGGCATAAATCCTGGCATATAACCCATAGGTATTGGGTTAGCTTCTCTTTGTGGTACATACTGCATACCTGCTCCATAAAAATTACCTGGATCATTTAAGTTTAAATTATTTATTGCTTGACCAAGATAACCAATACCAGCACTTAAGTCTGGGTCTGTAGGGTCATATGTAATTCCAGTTGTGAAACCACCTTCTTGCATTTGTTCTGGTTCTTCAAATAAAAATTTATTTTCATCTAATAAATTTAAAATATCTTGCATTTCTGATTCTGAAGCTCTAAAACCTCCTGTAGCTACACCAAGTTTTGCTCTACCTATTCGATTTAGTTGATCTTCTAGTTTAAGGAAATCTTTTCTTCTTTCTTCTTTCATCTTACGTCTTCCTTCTATATCACCTTTTGTTTCTTTCCAACGATTCTCATATTTGCCAATTAGTTCTTGCCTTTCAACTTCAGCATAATATTTATAAATTTTATGTAAATCAGCAAAAGTTTCATCAACACCCATACTTCTTACAATTTCTTTAGAAGTTTTTTTAGGTACTGCTTTATTAGTGCTTTGTCCATTTGCAAATTTAGTTATTCCACCACTAGCTGATGGCAAAGGTGTTATATATGTTCCTGGTATAGCTTCAGGATAGTCTA